TGGAGGTCTTGGGTTGGTCTTTAGTTACCGAAGTACCTTCAGCACCGGCACGTGCGATAATGCGGCTAGGATTGAACGGGAGGGTCCAGTCAGAAGCAGGCATTTGCATACGGCCAAACATGCCAGCAATTTCCAGAGCCAGCCAGATTTCAGTCTGCAGCTGAGCAGAGAAGCCTTTAGGAATGAATTCAGCACCAGTACCTACACCAGTGGTCGTATCAGCAAAAACGGCATCAAAAGATGCTTTCAGGTGCAGAGCCTCAGCGTAGGTAGGCATTTCCTTGATCTTCTCAAACTTTGCACGGTCAAAAGCACCAGTGTCTGCATCAGTGCACAGAGCCTTGGCAATGTACAGTTCGTCCAAACGGGTAGCAACTTCCTTCTTAGTCAGGTCAGCTCCGCCCTGTGCTTGTACAGCAAACTGTACTTTACGCTCAGACAGTTCCTTCTTGACTTCGTCCAACTTCTCAGACAGCTCTTTAACTTCCAGATCATAGTTCTTTACAGCCTTCTCACGCATAGTTTCGGTGAGTTGAACTACATCTTTCTGCAGTTGCGCAATCATTTCTTCGTTCATCTTATTCTCCTAGTATGTTTATTGGGTTGGCCTAGTATGTTACTCGGCGGTTAGTTCTTTAGTTACCATCTCTGACAATACAGACAGAGCCTGTACGGTCTCCTCAGGAACAGCTTTGGCGTCGTCTTTGCCTTCATCCTCAGAACCTTCGTCAGACTGAGCAGATTCAGCTGCACCTGCTTCATCAGCAGCTGCCTCACCTTCGGCTTCGCCCTTCTCTTGCTCTTCAGTAGAAGCTTTGACCTTCTCCAGCTCAGCAATACGCGCCTCAAGAGGAGCTACGGCTTTTGCCAGAAGTTGGTCAAAATACTGCTTGGTAGAAACTTCTTGCTCTTCGTCCAGCTTTGCTTCCAGACCTAGAGATTTGAAGCTCTCTACTTCGGCAGCACTGAGAAGCTCCTTCAGTGCAATTTTCATTGTTTCTTCTCCCTGTTGGGTTTTATATACGTCACTGGTGTGAGTGGGCACCTCAGTGTCAGTATCTTGTTTGGTTTCATCTTCTGCATAGAAGCCTTCTGCGTCTTCCAACGACTTCAGTTCAAACATACTCTCAGAGTTGCAAGGTAGTGTAACTATTGAACATTCACGCAACTCTGACTTACTAATAAAATATACATTGCGATTATTAATTTCTTTGTACTCTCCAGCTTTGCAGGCAAACCCAATACTAAATGTGCGAAGCAGTCCGTTCTGTACCGCGTAAAACAGTTCGTCTTCGCAGGCTCCTTTGTGTACTTCAGCCTTAATGTATATTCCGTCTTCTTTTTTAACTACGGATATTGCCTTACCTATAACCTTGTCTCTGTCATGGTTGTGAAGGATAACTGGATTCTTCTTGAACCACTTGAGGTCCATACCACCAGGAACAACAACTTCACCTGCACGATCAATGTAGACTTGGGAGTAATCCTCGCCCTTTGCCGTACCGAAGTAATTGGCAATACCTTCGATAACTAGGATCTCGTCTGTACTTTCCTTATCTTCCTTGACTCTGAAATCCAGCTGCAGATTGAAGTCTTTATTTTGAAGTTCAGTCTTTCTATTCATTGGAATGCTCCTGTGAATTTTATATACGTTGAAGTGCCAAAAATTATTAACAATTAGATAGAAATTTATTTATAGATAATTAAAGCCCTACTGTTTACTGGGTTTGGGCTTTGCTGCAGGTTTAGTCGTAGGCTTGGCAGCACTAGGCTTAACTGTTGGCTTCTGATCGTTTACCTCAGTAGGGGCTGTAGCCCCAGCTTGATCCGCCGGCATCATTTGGTTACCGAAGAAACTGTTTGATATAAGTAGCTTAGAAGCATTAGGATCTGAAGAAGGTGGCAACCCTATAATACTTCTGCCTTCATTTGCAGTCATAACCGACGCCGCCATCAGGGTGCTGATGTATCTTGCTACACTCTCTTTATCATCTGCCAGCGCTTCTACAGCCTTAAGATTAAAGCGTACAACCTGCTTACCACCCTTTAAACTAAGCTCTTTCAGACCTCGGTTTAAAGAACTCTCGATCCTACGCACTAAAGGTATCAGACTAGTACGCCAAAATGCCTGCAGCGCGGCCTTACCTTCCTCTCCAGAAGTGTTATCCATAGCGCCTAGTACTGACTCAGGACACTTGAATATAGTGAGAATGTCTTCCCGAGATATGCGCTTAAGTCCACTAAGATCTAAATCTTTGATAGGTGAGGTTACCGGCTTATACTTCAACCCGCCTTGGAGTATGGCTATCTTGGAGCTGTTAGCAATACCTCCGTGGATAGCTGTCCAGTCACCTCGTAGTTTACGAAGCAGTGAATCGGATAGCGTGCTATCCGTCTCCAGCAGTCCTACTGGAATAGCTCCGTTCTTAAAGAACGTATTCATAAACTGAATGCGGTAGGATTCAAACGTTAGGATTTCTGATGCAGCGGTTAATGGAGGGGCACCATAATAAGAGTCGTCTACGTCGCTATACTTGATATGAATAATTTCTTCCGGCTTATACGCTACAGTTTGTCCGTTAATATAGAAGCGATACTCTTTTATTCTAACCGTGGAGTCAGGTATTACAGACATGTACTTAGTGGGCAGCAAGTACATCTCAAACTTCTGTTTGGTACCAGAAGTAGCTGGCTCAATGGCTATGAACGAATTACCTGTCACGTCCAAAGACGTAACCACTTGCTCTAGAAACTCGAATGAGCCCTGATAAGGGTTTGGTGTGTTGAATACTTGATAGAATTCGTGGTCCTTTACTTCGGCCTCTTGCCCACCCTTTACATCAAAGATCTTAATACTTAGCCCAGCAATAGCCTCTGCCCTTGCTGTGATAACACCGTATACTACTGGGTAGGACTTAATAGCATTTAGCGCAGTGTCGTATACAGATGGAGGAACGCCAGCCCCATACTTGACTTTACCTACACCCTGATACAGTAGAGTATTACTTCTATCGTCTTTAGTAAAGTAGTCAACTATTTCGCTCTTCTCTGAAAAAGCAAGAGAAGAAATTCCTGGCTCTACTTCGTCATGCTTTACAAAGAAGTCTAAAAACTTGCTCATATGTTTAGTATCCTTTTAATAGGCTCTAGTTCATGTTGTTATATACTCAAAATATCGCAAAAAATATTACCCTATCTTAAAGAACCCAGCCGCGGCCATAGAGAACTTAAATTCATCATCTTCAGTAGTTTCTCCAGCGACGGTATTAAAAGATGACATACCTATGCCATTGTTTTTAGCAAAAGCGTTCATTCCGTAGCGTAGACTGTCTATAAGGTCCCAGTCAGTTTTGTCGTTGCCAGTGTCTGCCTTAAAAGGCTTAACTCCCTGCGCGGATTGTTCTCTAGTTTGTCCCGCTGCATCTTCTTTCCACTGCACTTCGTTTAGTTGCCTAATTGTTTCATTACAGTTTTTGTGAATTAGCAGCCTAGGTTTTCCGGTGACACCGCTGCGCTGAAAAAGCAACGTGTTCAAGTTGTTTATTGTTTCTCTAAGATTTTTCTCTGCTTTAGTGTAGTACAGTCCGTACTCTGAAAAATCGGCTAATTGCTGTGACGCTGCAGGGTCCGCAAATCTCAATTGGAGGATATCTTGTATTCCGTAGTCTTCCTCTATTGCGTGTATGTTTTCAGCGTGTGTAGGGGTCAACGTCTTATTCTTCATGTACTCATGGAATACAAAATAGGTGTCCACCTCCTCGACGTACACAATCCACTGTGACGCAAAAAAGTGAGAGTAACCGGAATCTATTGTCTGTATAATAACGTTTCCGCACTTAAGCCATTCAGAAAAGTATGGGAAGTCACTATCTGAATATACGTTGTTAACATGATCAAATTCGGGAAACACCGCGCCGTGTTTTGACGTAAATAGGCCCAACACTTCTTGCTCGTATAGAGCTTTAGGCATAGTTTCTTCGTACTCTTTAAGAATGTTGCGCGGTATGGTCGGGTTAGTGTGTGTAGGTAAGTTAATAGACCAGTGCTTAGCCCACTTTGGATCTTCTGATTGACCTTGGTTATATGCTTCTTCAAACCATCCTGGACTTGGACTACTAATTAGCAGCACTCTAGATAGCGGAGAAAAATCTAGCAACATGGGAGTTAAAATTTGAGAATACAACTCTTTTCTGAACAGCCTAGCCTCGTCTAGTATCAGCAAACTTATTGCCGAACCCAACTTTGATTCTACGTTCTCTACAGACGCTACGCGCAATGTGCTGCCGTTGGGCATCTCCAGCTCCATGTCGCGTCTACGGTTTATTGTGAGTTCATCAATTAATCCTAGTCCTCCAAGAATCTTGTAAATCAAATCAAATATAACTCCGGCGTTATCTAGAGTTAAACTTACCACCATAGTTTTTGAGTTTGGAACAAGTAGTTCTGCTGCGCCTATAATGGCGGTTACAAAGCTTTTACCGAACCGGCGTCCACACGCGGCCACTAGAACTGAATATTTATACTCAAATTCTAGTCCCAACGACTTAGCCTCGGCACTAGGTTCTACACGCTCCTCGTACGCATCAATAATCTTCTGCTGCCCCTCGTGAATGCCCTGTATACCTACGTTTGGATTGCTTTTAAGTAACTCTATGAAACTGTTGGTGTTAATTCTACCTTTAAATTTGTAGTAATCTAAAATTTCTTTAGTTTTAAGCTGCATCATACCTCCTATCACCAAGGACATCTACACCGCCTAAACTCAAGTACTCTGTATAGTACTGGCTATGTAGCCAGCTCTTAGGCAGACGCTCTTTGGCTACTAGGTGGTACCATTTATGCCTTGTGTTTCTGCCATAGGATCTTAAAAGGCACGTATCATCAAGCCCATGCTCTTTGGCAAAATACTTTAAAGTATACGTGATATACTCAGTAAGGTCTGGACCAGTTATAACGTATCTATACTTGTACGCTGACACCTTTGTGAACAGAGCTTGTGTACTAGTTATAAGTTTACCTGTGTGGGCTTCAGATATTTTATCTCGTGCCTCTTGCGTTATAAATTTACCTTTGTGTGCTGCGCCAATACGCTGTTTGTGCTGTTCACTTAATGCCCTGCCAGTACTACTTGCACTTATCTTTAGCCTAGTTTCATGGGCCATTGGTCCTCTTGGTACGCCAGCCTGTGCTACACGGATGCGCTCAATAACCTCAGGGGGTCTACGCACACCTGACGTTCCTCCGTCGCCACCTGTTGATATATTAGTTAACGGACCATTATTATTTAGCCTACGTCCTATCAGGTCTATCGCCTCTTCCTCTACCGCGTATACTAGCTCCTCATCCGTAGTCTCTATAAGTTTGAGCGGAATGGGTGATAACCCGCTAGCTTTAATGGCTTGTAGTGTGGTCTTCTTATAAGGATTAGAGTGGTCTTTTTTTCTTATATACGGGGAGGCTTTTATTCTATTACCACATCCTTTTCCTATGTAGAACGGAGCATAATTAAATCGTAACGTATTACACCCAAACCCGTACTCAAATACACCAGGTATTGTGGGATCTAGGAGTACATAAACATAAAATAATTTTTTATCTGTGTTTTCCATACTTCTCCAGTAAATAGCTATCTATAAATACATACAACTACGCAGGGTAACATCCCTCTTCATATCCGCCGTCTAGGTCTAGAAAATCACACCTATGCTTCTCTCCTAGGCTGTATTCTTCTCCACAAATTTCGCACTTAATCATTTGGTGTACTCGCGCCTACCTGTATAATAGGTTGTTGATGGGTGATGCTATGCTTAAGGAGGTTCTCTAGCAGGTTTGTATAGTTGGACTGGCCGTTGCCTTTATCTTCTCCGGTCTCTTTACGTATCTCAGCCACGATATCTAAACTATCCTTCTTACTAAATGTATCGTATCCGTCTAACTCCGCTTGATCTTCTCGTGCCTTAAGAGTTTTCATAAGCAACTTCAGTCGCTCGGCCTTACTAGCCTTGGCGTACTCCATGACAATAGAATTGATGTACTCAGTGAACTCTTTGTTTTCTAGCCACCTGTTAATTATTGCCAAAGGTATCTTCAAGTCTTTTGATACCCTAGTCTTGGTCTTACCTGAAAGTGCTAGTTCTTGCGCTACGTTGTACTTCTCTATACTCCATTGCACTGGGGCTACGGTAACCGCTCCTGACACTGGAGTTTCAAATGCCTCTAGTGCGCCAGCCCCTAATGGGGCTAAAGTTAGATCATTACTCATTCGTCACCTATATCAGAGGATTTGTATTCATCGGTGTAGTAGTACTCCCTGAACATCTGCAATACACCTTTCGTACCTGGCTTATTTCCTTTAGGTGGTATGCCCATAAGTGTATTAGTTACCGTAGATTGGGACACGCCTACAATATCACCAATATCTGATTGGCGTATCTTGCCTCCGTACAGAAACAGTCTAAATATATATGCTTCTCGGGCTTTCAAATATGTGGCTATGAAGGTGTCTACGTCGGTATTGAAATCAGAGTGAGTATTGTCATGGTGGGCTTGTTGTTCTGCGGCCATTTCATTGACTATTGAATCTGGGTTTGCTTTTTTGTAGCGCTCCTTGCGAAGCTCTCTCCACAGCGAATCGCTGTACTTACGAATATTGGTGTTGTCTTTATTTACCCGCTCAAGTGGTATTTGCTTCATTCATCCTCCACAGAATATAAAAATGCCATTGTCATGTACTATACCACAAAAAATCAATTTGTCAAGCTCTTAATTAAAATAAATTATTCTAGGTATAGAAATACGTAGAAGTAAAAATACGTAAGGAGTCACATATGCCCTTAGTAGATTTTAAGTGTAGTGCCTGTGGAAAAGAAAAAGAGGCAGTAGTTAAGAGTACTTGTGAGCAAAAAGAATGTGAGTGCGGGTCTGTAATGGACAAGTTGGTAGGTAAGAGCAGTTTTGCACTCAAGGGAGGTGGATGGTTTAAGGACGGATATTCTAATTAACTAAGGAGATACGATGAAAGATTTTGTGCTGGACACCAACGTAATCCTGCATGACGCAAATGCAATATTCAAATTTGAAGAAAATAACGTCCTCATTCCTATGACCGTAGTAGAGGAACTGGATCACTTCAAAAAAGAAATGAATGAGTTGGGAAGGAACGCTAGGTTCTTCTCCAAGCAGATAGACGAGCTGAGAGCCCAAGGCTCAGTTGCAGAAGGAGTACTAGTAAACAATAAGGGAGGGTTGTTGCGTGTGGTTACCTGCTGCGCAGAAGCTCTTACCCACCTATCTCCCGAAATGGATCCTCACCTTCCAGACAATCGTATACTGGCAGTTGCTTTACACAACCAAGCACATAGTGAGAACCGTACTGTACTAGTTTCCAAAGACACTAACATGCGCATCAAGGCTGACGCATTGGAGCTGTCGGCTGAAAACTACAACAACGACAAGGTAGAGGTGGAGACGTTATATACCGGTATTCTATACGTGTCCGACGAGTCAGAAATTCCCGCTCAGGAATATTTAGCACCTAACCAGTACATAGTGATTAAAGATGCCCGTACGGGACTTATTACCAAAGAGGGAAGATACGATAAGGGTACCGGAGAAATAATGCCTCTGAGGGACGATCTGACGTCGTGGGGGCTATCTCCTGCTAACGATGAGCAGCGGTATCTGATGGATCTGTTGTTGAATGATGATATCAAGTTGGTTACTGCCGTTGGTATAGCCGGAGCTGGTAAGACGCTCGTGGCACTTGCTTGTGCTCTGCGAAAAGTTACCGATGACTTTGTGTATCGCAAACTTCTGGTATCGCGGCCAGTTATGCCTATGGGCAAAGACATTGGCTATCTTCCAGGCGACATAGGCGAAAAGCTTTCTCCGTATATTCAACCTATCCGCGACAATGTTGAGTTCCTTGTTAGTGGTAGTACCCCTACTGTTAAACTGGCGGGTAAGAAGCGGAGCAAAAAGGCGAGAGAAGAGGAAGAGAAAGAGGTGGGACTACTCGGCAACGGCTACTCTGAGCTGGAAGCAGCAGGTATTATGGAGATAGAGCCGCTGCTGTACATTAGAGGACGCTCTATTCCAAACGTTGTGATGATTGTTGACGAAGCCCAGAATCTTTCTGCGCACGAGGTTAAGACTATTATTACCCGCGCAGGCAAAGGCACCAAACTTATCTTTACAGGAGACATCGAGCAGATTGACACGCCGTACCTGGATGCGTCGTCAAATGGACTAACGTACATTATCGACCGATTCGCCTCACAGGAAATTGCCGGACACATCACACTTGTAAAGGGCGAAAGGTCAGAATTGGCCGAAATAGCTACACAGATCTTGTAGTTTTCAAATTAGTACCTGAAGTAGTACCTGAGGCAAAACAAAAGCCACTTACGATTCGTCGTAAGTGGCTGTTTTTGTTTGGTCGGAGCGAGACGATTCGAACGTCCGACCCCCTGCTCCCAAGTATAAAATTTAATGATTTCAGTAGTATTCACACGCATTCAGTAGCACTCACGCCTTCCCAGTTACCATCCGATTTTACTTGCTTTTTCATCAAATATGTTTTCAAATGCCATCAGTAGATATCACATGCAGCCACATATCAATTAGTACCTAGCTAGTACCTGGAGGACAATATGGCATTCACCGAGCTGTTTATAAAGAACCTAAAGCCTAGGGTCAAGGAGTACTTTGAAAATGACGGTAGAGGGTTCATTGTCAGGGTGCATCCATCCGGAAGCAAGACGTTCTACATCAGGTATTCCTTAGGAGGGAAACAGAGAAAATTATCTCTTGGCGATTACCCGTTCGTGTCATTGGCCGTGGCCAGAGAGAAATACCACGATGCGGTTAAACTAGTTAGACAGGGCATAGACCCTTCAGCTCCTCCTCCTACCCCACCACCAGCTCCAGAAGAAATGACAATCGCCAAAATGTGTAAGGAGTATATGGTGTGGTCCGCGAAACATCATGCAGCCACCTGGAGCTACACCATAGAAAAGACTATAGACAAGCACATAATTCCTACCATTGGGAATAAATTACTTACTGATATAACCAGAAGAGATGCCATAAAGTTTATATCTGATATTGCTACTGACGGTGCTGCCAAGATAGTACATAAGACCATACGGAGCGTATTTCAGTACGCAGCAGACAGGGAGTACATTATAGCCTCCCCCTTCACTCGTTTATCAAAACCTGTTCCGTCCATAGTCCAGAAAGATAGGACAAGGGTTTTAACCCCTACTGAGCTTAAACTTGTGTGGGCTAATATGCTAAAAGGTTACGGCACAGACGAAGTGAGGAATGCAATAAGGATGATCCTGATAACCGCTCAGCGCCCTGGGGAAGTTATTGGTATGCACTCTGATGAGATTGAGGAAGATTGGGATGGAAATAAGTGGTGGACTATTCCTGGGGAACGTACGAAAAACGGCAGTAGCCACATGGTGTATCTATCTCCAATAGCGCTGGAGTTGGTCAGAGATAAGAAAGGTTACATCTTTGCTCCTGCAGGAAGTAAAGCACCTCTGGAAAGACATGCCATGTCCCATCTGGTGGCTCAGGAGATTACGATACTTGAAAACAAGAAAAAGGTAATTGCCAAGGCCAAGTACTACGGACTTCCGCGGTGGACTCCCCATGACTTGAGAAGGACAGCTCGTACTAACTTTTCTCGTTTGGGAGTTCCGTTGCCGGTGGCAGAAGCCATCCTTAACCATGCCAAGGAAGGCATGGTTAAGGTATATGATCTTCACGAATATAAGGATGAGAAGAAGAAGGCTATGCTGATGTGGGATCGGGAGTTGAAGAAGTTGTTTGG